GGTGAAAGCAGCTACGAAAGCCACGATCACAACGACCACTAGTCTCTTGATACTGATGCTGTTCATCTTTGTATGATCGCCTCCAAAGCGGACACCTTGTTTTCCAATTTACCGAGTCGCTGTTCTATGCGGCGCACTTCCTGCTGCTGACCGTCTAAGGTGTTTATAATGTGTGCCACCTGCGTCTCTAGGCGCGTCAACCTGACCTGTATAGCAACCCAAGCGGCACCAATACTGGTAACGGTTATAAAGGCCTGTATACCAATCGGAACCCACGCCTCTGCCGTCATGCGAAATGCTCCTTAAGTGATACGTGTTGAATCAGCAGGTTAGTCTGTCCTTGGTCTGTGCCGATGACATCAAAGAAATGATTAGGCTCATCGTGTAGCCTGATGCGATCGTTAGCTTGAATGACTCTGTCGGCTGGAGCGACTAAGTACCAGTTGCAAACGACCTTGATTCCTTCATCCAGTAACGCCTCGGTATTACCGAGGTTGACCATACGGCCCAGGAACTCGTCAACCTGCCGCCAGTCCTGCGTCTGGCCACCTCTGCCGTCCTCTGTGAGCGTCATACGGAGGACAATAACTCGATCTTGGGTTAGGCTGCGAACAAGCCCACGGCCTAGTATGCCGCGCAATATAGGAGACATCTAAAAGATACTCACCGGGCGGAAGCGGTCGGCCATCGTCAGGAACTGCGCTTGCAGTTGTGAGAGCTTGACATCAGATGTGCCTTCCTTGGCATCAATCTCTGTAGCAACCAGTCCGGCCTTTAGGAGCCATACAGCACGGGTGGCAGTGCGGACATCGTAACGCTCGATGTGTGCTGGCCCCATGTCAACCCATGCTAACTGCGGGTTTGATGTTCCTTCGGTAAGGAGGAAACCTTCCCATGTCCAGCCCCATGTACTAGGCCATTCTGGCTCAGTAGTGCCTGATGTTCCCGCCTGTCGGCATTCATAGACACGGCCATTCGGAGTTGTACCGACTATCCGATCACCGACTGCGTAAACGGTGCTTGCTGTCCAAGTACCAAAGCGCAAATGCTCATCTAGAATGATGCCAATGTCGGTAGTAGACACGGCTGGATATTGCGCCGCTTGACTGTACAAGGCAACTCTTCCAATGGCATCGGCGCGGCTCAGGCTCATGGTTCCAGTATCCCACACGGGCATTAGCCCGGTTTGCTAAAAGAAAAAACCCCCGGCACGTCTGCCGAGGGTCTTTTGGTCGGTTGCGGTATCACTCCGCACTGCCTTACGTGTGAGCTGCGATAAGGCCGATGAACGAACCAGGCACACGAGCAGATGCCGTTGCCGAGTAGTTACCAGCATCAAAGCAGTTGACCGAGAAGCGCTCGGTAGCCTTGAACGCCCAGCTGTCCTCAACAAAGTATCGTTGATCGGACATCTCGATTGTGATACCTCGGCGGTCACCGAAAGCAACACCCTTGGACAGGTCAGCGAGGAATGCCACAGGAGTATCAATCGCTGGCGTTGCTGGCATATTCTGGACGAATACAACAGGGAGACCGTAGAGTAGTGGATTGACTCCGTATGCATTCTGGATTGCATCGATGTTGTTTCCACCAAGTGCAGCCAACTTATCGGCAATACCCGTGTAGAAGAAGTTCTTATGGAAGAACCACTTTGGATTGTCGGCATATGTTGGAAGCTTGCCAATCATCGACTGAAGGTTAGCGAGCGTGAAGTTGCTCCAAGCAGATCCGGAACTTGAAGGGCCGACGACTGCACTTGCGATGTTGCCGTAGTTACCATAAGTACCAGATGCAAGATCGGTGAGCGTTCGTCCCATACCAACGAGACCGGAAGCATCTGTACTTGTCAAAGCCGAGTTGAAAACAACGCGGTCTTCTTCCTTCGCCAAGTTGTAGGCAAAGTCACGAGCCAAAGCGTTTCCAACGTCAACAACCGAGTCTTCGTTAAGTTCCTTCGACACGATGGTCAAGATTGCCATCTTCTTAGCGGTCAAGCTAATCTGTGCAAAGGTCATCGAGGAATCGGTAATAGCCGTATTTTCACCCGGATAGTAGACCGTTGTGGATGCGGTTGCGTTTGGAACAAGCTGAACGTCCGAGGTCATCGGAACAATGCGGCAGTTCTGGCGAGCTGCACCGTATTGCTCACGGAGGTATACGAGGTCAGCGGAAAGCAGATCAGGTGTAAGGTATCCACCAGCGGTTGTCGTACCTTCGACCTGTGCCTTGAAGTGACCGTTAGCCTTGAGCCATTCAGCAGACCGCTTGTTTCCAGCGACAGCCAATGCGAACTGTCCCATAACGTAACCCTTGTAGGACTGCTCATCACGGGTACCGCTAAACACGGACTTTGTAACGCCACCGTTAGCCCATGGCTGAACAGCAGGAGCTGCTACAGGTGCAGTCTCGCCGAGTGTCTTCATCATGTCGATGCGGGCTTCAATGTCTTTGACTTCCGACATCAGGCTTTTTGCCTGTGCGAGGTCACCACCGCTCGCAGCCAACTCCTTGGCCGTTGCGATGTTTCCGAGTTTCTTAGACTCGAGTTGTTCAATCGTCATAGTGACATAATCTCCAAGCGGGCAAGAAAGTCTGCTCGCTCAGCGTCAGTGGAGGCTTTCACCTCCGGAGCAACGATGTCCGGTTGCGTCTCTGGCTGGTCTGCATCCCGCAGAGATTCCCAGCATTCAGGTGCCAGCCGCTTAGCGGCAGACCGGGAGAGTCCGACTGCATCCCGCAGCCGACGTTCTACACCCCGCAGGGATGCGGGTTGTATACATTTCTTACCGTGCATGGCATACAAGCCCTTTGCACGTTCGGCAAAAGCATCGACCAAGGCATTAGCCATGTCGGCACTTTCGATCACTTCCATAGCACCGGAGAGAGCATCAAAGTAAGCTTCTAGCCCTTCGTGTATCAAGTCTCCCTCAGCATCGGTGAAGACTGATGTGGCATAGTCAGCCGCTGACTGCTCCGGCATTGGAGGCATTACCATCTCTTCCATCTGTTCCATGTCCATATCCATCATAGGCTGCATGCCGTAGTACTCCTTTAGGGTCTTCACTGAGTTTCGGTACTCGGCTGGTGTCGGGGTGATGCTTGCCTCAGCGATAGGCCACCGTGTGATTTCAGCAGCAACGCCCATGCTCTTACGCTCTACCAGATGACCAGCAGCACCAGAGGAAAAACCCATCTTGCCTTGCTTGCAGAGCTTCGCAATCATGTTGCCATATTCGTCGGCCATGTCGAGCTGTGCCTCGTACCAAAGCCCGGTATCGTCCATCTTGATGTAGCCTGTACCGATGCTTTTCTTGCCGACAGCCGAATCCATACCGTGGTGGTAGTAGACGTTGAGCGGTACGCGCTGACCCTTGGCAACCGGAAAGCCGTAGTCGGTTGACTTCGTGAAATAGTCACCCTCAAGGTCGGCGGTCTTAGAATCACCAAAGCGCACCAGATAGCCCTTGACGTAGCCCAGCCTGTCGCTCTTGATACCGTCCACGGTAGATGTCAGCAAGTCCATACACCCACTATCCCACAGTGCATTTTTCATAGGTAGGTTGTTAGATCCGGTTGGTATCCCTCTAGGTCTCTAAGCGGTAGCACCCTTGTGGTAGGCCCCCAGTCGGCGTTAGGAACAACGGTTGCCATGTCACTGAGCGGCAGGCCTTCAGCGTAAAGGTTATACCGAGCAGTGCCGAGTATCTGCTGGGCTTCAATCTGTGTTAACCCCTTTAGAATCTCTTCACCGGTTGCTACCTTTGGCCGTGTATCAGGGATAGAAGAATCGCCGGTTATCTCAGCCCAGGAGAGCGTTTCCGGTATCATCACGCACCGGCAGTTATGAGATATAATGTTATTGGCGATGTACCATCCTGTACTCGTCTGGAGATTGTAAACATGACCGCTATACGCTTCGATTTGAACGTCGATGACCTCGTCGAGATTTATGAGTCCGGTAAAAGCCTCAAGCAGATTGCCGATTTGTACGGCGTTTCGCAAAAGGTTATTCGCACACGCTTGCTTCCGACTGGATGCATCAGAAAACGTGTTATTGATGACCTGCCCGAGCAAGCCATCGTGACCGATTACATAGCCGGCAAGAGCGAGAACAACATTGCGTTTGATTTCAATGTCGCTCGCAATGTGATTCGTAGAATCTTGGTCAAGAATAACATCGTTATTCGAGATCAAACCACTGCTAATAGGCTGATGATGAGCACCAGAAGTAGTGATGTCAACGCCATCAATGTGACTGCCGCACACAATGCAGTCCGAGGACGCAAACACACTTTCGAACATAGATGCAAAATCGCTAAGACCAGAGAAAGTCGAGCTGTCCCCGGCAGTGGTTATGAAATTGCCCTTGGACTCATGCTGGGAAATGAGTTTATCCCTCAAAAGGCTGTTGCTATTTACAACTGCGATTTCGCTTCCGGCACCGTCGCCGTGGAAGTTCATGGAGGAAACTTCCACAGTTTTGGTAGACACTCCGAGCGAAGCCTCAAACGCATCAACCACATCCTTGATAGTGGACTCAACATGGTTATAGTTTGGATTGACAAGCGAGTGCATCCGCTCACTGTCGGATGTGCTGATTACATAACTGCCTTTAGTAATCTTGCCAGCAGCGACCCAACCATTCGAGCTCAATATCGGGTGATTTGGGGTGACGGTAATGACGTTACCGCTTTTTACCCTGATCGTAACGACCTCACCCGTATACCACCTAGAGGATGTTCCAAGTAGGTCTGCATGAGTAACCTTGGTGTCAGGCACAAAGCAGTTCGGATGGCTTGGCATGATTTCATCGGTCTTTTGAAGCGTACCGGACAAAGCCAAGCAAGCAAGGCATACCCGCGCATCCTGCGTAGCTTGCCGCCTGAAGCCTGTAACCGCTGGATTCTCGGTATATAGTTGCCGCTGTGCTTCACGGCTTGCGCGTATCATCTCAGTACGGGCTATCGTCTCAGCTCTTGACTGACCAACCATGGCCACCCGTTGCAGTCTACGTGCCACGGTTCGAGGGCCTTCGCCAAGGCTGATGCCTTGTGCCAGACTTAGTTTCATAGCATCGGTTACAAATTGAGGGATTGTGTCAAATAACTCCGCCAGAGGGCTGCCATCACCAGCCATGCCGACAAACGTTTGGAGGGTCTCGTCAGGTAGGTTTGTCCATCCCAAACCAACGCTAACGTTGGCTGGCTTTTTTCCCGCTGCCGTTTCAACGAGGCGTTGAGTTGCCTCGTTCGCAAGGATGGCTGATTCGAGTTGTCCATCAGCGGTTATCTTTGCCCCCTCGATGCTAAACTTCTTTAGGTTTTGTCCTAGTTCCTCAATGTTACTAATGATGCGCTGTCGCATAAATTCAATCGTTGCGCTTGGTGGTTCGCCATTGGCTTCTCGTTCTGCGATGCGGTCTTCGAGTGCTTGCAGTTCCCGTATGCTCGCTTTGCTGGCAGCACGGTATGCCCGTTGCATCTTGGATATGGCTACGCCTTCACGCTCCAGCAGGTCGTTGCGGAACTTCTGACCAGCCGCGTAGATTCTAGCGGTGCCGCTGTCTACTCGCTTGAGCTGATCTCCAGCTCGTACCCGTAAAAAGGGTGGCTCTTATACACTACCCCCGGAGTGCATACGTGGTCACCATCAAAGCTCTTACCGTCTGCTTGTATCTGGTCACGCTTCGATGTTGACCAAGCAAAACCGGCATCGCCGCCCCATAGATCCCATGCAACTCGACCGGGCGAAGGATAACCAGGCTCACCAGCGCTAAAGCCTTCGGCCTTCTTATCGACTTCATGACGGGAGAAGAATGAGTACATCCGCAGGATTGTGTCTTCGGATAACTTCTCACCGTTCACAATCTGGTTTGCACGGGTCAAGCCTATGATCGTACCGCCGGGCTCACCGTCTTCATGCCATGCCAGAGCCCTACGAGCCGCATCCTGCATTCCTTGGTTCGGGATGTACTTTAGGCTGATTGACTTAGCCGGTGTGATTGTTCCAATGTTCTGGGTAGATATTGCCGTTGGGTGTAGGATGCCTTCGTCTTCTGGCGTTGGCTCCATGCTTGCAATGCGCTTTGCTTCCGCTCGGTCAATGATTCCAGCCTTAAATAGGCGCTCGGCACGTTGAGCTGCCGCGCTTAGGTCATCAGCCAATGAGCGCACCTGCGACACGTCAAACTCAAGATAATCACCGGGTTGTGTCTCATTGAAGTCCGGGAGCAGATGGATGGTAATAACGTCGGCAATGGCGCGGAATAGCGGAATCATTCCATCTTCCCATGCCGCCTGCTGGGCTCTCTCATAATTGCTGTAGGTGGACCGCTCAAGGCCAGAGCCAAGGCCCAGCACCATGGGGTTGAGTCCAAGAGCAGAGCAGATGCGCTCCTCCGGCACACGCCGGATAGCATCTAAGGCTAAGTCGTTAGGCGTTAGGGATACCCTATCCATCTTGTAGGGGCCGTTCATGACGACCACGCCGCCAGCATTATCGCCGGTTAGGTCTTCACGCATCTGGCGCTTTATCTGCCGGGCATCATCGATGCTGATGTCTACGCTGGTGTCCTTGGCATCTGGGCCAATGATGATAGACGGCATGGCGCCATTCGCCAAGAGGCCATAAGCAGCTGAGGATGCCACATTGTCGGTGCCAATCTCGCGTAGCATAGCCTGTAGCGGTGAGCGCCCAAGGCGGATATCTAGAGGCTCACGACCGTACCGCAGGTGAATCATGTCCTCGAGCTTGATGTCGAATGTACGGCCATCGGTCTGATACTTGTACATGGTGAGCGGGTTAGTGCCATCACCTACAGGTCGCACCATGTCGAACGGCAGGAACTGAAGGCCAATAACTTGACCATCGATTGTTGATCGAATCTTCCGTAGGTACGCGTTGCCGAAAAGTTTGTAGTCTTGGAGGAACCAACCCCATACGAGATTTGCAGGTAAGCCGGGCATAGGCTCGGCGATGAGCTGAAGAACAGGATGGTCAGGTAGTGCGTCTGCTTGTGAGCCATCTACAGGCCGGTAGACTTTGGCTACACCCTGTGACCAGTTCCTGACATACCAATCAATAGCCACTGCCACGATGCCGTTCAGTCCAAGGTCACCAGCTACGGCACTCCAGTCCTTATGGCTTCCAGGGAGTGCCCTGCGTAGCCGGGAGTATAGCTGCCCGTTGCCAAAGCCGGTAAGCATACGATCCATGCTTTGCGCTAAAGGAAGCGGAAGCGCCTCGGTTTGGTTGGCTACGGCTTTACGTCCAAGGAAGCGGTCAAAGATACCCATGCTCCCAGTATCCCACAAAAAGAAAAAGCCCCCTTGCGGGGGCCTGTGGGCTTGAGTGGTTTAGATTGTTTTCATCTCGTAGCGGTATGCGTCTCCGCTTACGATGTAGGTCTTGACGTTGCCGTCTTCGCTTGAGCCTTCGTAATACCAAGATGTCTCAGTGTCTGCGTTCATCTTGATGAGCGACTCTGCCCATTCACCGGCACACTGCCAAGTACCAACCGGTGCTACATCAACAACCACGCCATCCTCAGTCAACACTTGGCGAATCTCTTTGTTTGCGGTCTTCAGTTTCATATCTCTATCTCCCTGCTTGATGTAGATAATATACACCGCCCGTGTATATCTCGCAAGGGTATAGGTAGATATATTTTAGACGGCACCCCAACTCTTACGCTGGCCGCACATCTGCCAAGCATAGGCCAGTGCGTCTACTACGTCATCATGCCTACCAACGGGGAAGGATAATAGCTCATCTTCAAAGTATGCCGGGAGCCCTTGGCAGTGCATTACTTGGCTTTGCTCGTACCGGGCTTCCAGAGGCGCAAAGCGGGTCACTTTGTCACGGTCTGGCCGGATGCCCCGGATAGGTAGTTTCGTGCGCCTTAGAAGCTCCTGCACAACAGCGGCTTGATATTGCACTTGCTCGATGCCGATCATGCTAGGTTTCCACTTATCGGCCATGGCTTCGATGAATCTCAGGACAGCTGCAAAGTCTGAGCGGGTACGGTTGATGTCTCTAACGTAGATCGTGCCATCGTCACCACGGCTCACTACCGCAACGCCGGTGTAGTCGGCTTCGCTCTTGGTGCTGATGGCAAGGTCCACCCCGATGTAGGTTGGTAAGCCATCAGGGCAATCGCCGTAGCGCAGCCACTCCCGTTTGATACGCGCTCCCGCAGCATCGACGAACTCTGCCAAATACTCTTGCCTAAACGCGATGCTCGGCAGTGATTCCCCCGCCTTGCCTACTTCCTCAGCATCAATCCAAGGGTTAGCGGTAGTTGGCATCTGCCAAGACATCCAGTCGGCATCAGTAGCGGCTTGGTTGTAGAGGGTACGGAAGTAGTTGGAGCCCTTGGGAGTTGACAGAAAGAACGCGTCCCCCTTGTAGTCTGTGAGTGTTGGGCGTATGGCTTCAGTCCAGGCTTGTTCTAGATGCCTCGCCATCGCGGCTTCGTCAATGATAACCCGCTTGTACTTACGACCACGGGCAACCGTGCTAGGGTCATCCAAAGTCCAGTAATCGATAGCCGCCCCGGTTATAAGCTCGATACGTGGTGCAGGTGTTTGAACAGCTCGCCGGATCACAGGAGCATATATCCGCTTATGGTCGTTGTATGCCTCTTCTAGCAGTCTGTAGGTCGGGGCAAACCAGGCACAAGGTAGCCCGTCAATCAATACCGGGTCAGATAAAAGGTTACCGCCCAGGGTGGTTTTTCCAAAGCGTCGGCCTACTCAGCCACAGGCAAGGACGTTATAGCGCCTTGCCTGTGCCATTATCACCTGCTGTGCTTCATGAGGTCGAGGGAGAACCAATCGTATGTCAGGCATTCTTCACCCGCATGGTACAATGTTTTATATGAAAAGAGTATGTGAAACCTGTCATCGTGAATATGATACTCCACCGAGTATGCGCCCAAGATTCTGTAGTGCTAAGTGTTGTGGAGAAAGTAAGCGGAAAGCATTAACTAAGTTATGCATTGTTTGCCAAGCATCCTTCAGTACTCCACCAAGCAAAGATAGCATTTATTGCAGTAAGAGTTGTCACCGTACACATAAGAACACAATCGATAATCCATCGTGGACTCGTGATGTGTCGGGCGAGAATAATCCAATGTTTGGTGTTCAAAGGTTTGGTAAAGACAATCCGATGTTTGGCAAACGAAAAGCTGAATGTGCTTTATGGAAAGGTGGCAGGAAAGTTAGAAAAGATGGTTATGTCATCATCGCCGTTGCAGATGATTATTTGAATCCTTGTGACACATCATCATCTGGAACAAAGTATGCGTTAGAACATCGGGTAGTCATGGAACAACACATCGGTAGACCATTGTTGAAAACTGAGGTTGTCCATCATATTGATCAGAACCCAAGCAATAACAACATAGACAACCTTCAGTTATTTGCATCGCATGAAGAACATCTCCGAATAGCGCATGGCAAACGATAGCGCATTATGGTTTGTCTGCGTACTCCACGATCACCTTGACCGGGCTACCGTCTGCGCCGGTCTGCTCTACCCGGCTTGACCAGTCGGCTTTATGCTTACGTTCAAGCCACCACGCCGCCGCTTGCCAAGTCGTGCGGGTTGCATCTTGTATGACCTGAAGGTTCCGCAGTTCCGCTTCACCCTCCGCTTTTTCTACAGCGTATGAAAATTCAGAATATTCCCTAAGCCAGTTGGCAAGTGTAGTCTGATCAATACCAGCGGCAGCACAGGAAGCCCTGCGGGTGTTACCACCTCGCAGAGCGTCTGTGAGCTTGGCTACCGTTGCCGGTGTGTACTTGGTTGGTCTACCTGCTCCGGGTTGTGCTGCCATCTAGACTCTCCTCAATGTTTTCTGTAGCTGCCCACAGCAGGGCATCTCTCATCTGCTGATCGGTGATGCCTTGGGCTTTAGCCCTGCGCTTCACATCTTTATACAGCCAGCGTGTATACATCTCCGACCATACCACCACGCATCCAGCCCCAACCAAAGCACCAA